GTTGATTTAGATAAGTCTGCTAACTTGTCTGGATTGTCTTGAAGTTCTTTTGTAACGTCTGCAAGACTTGTACTCTGTACTGCTTTTTGTATTGCCGCCACAGCACTTACACCAGCAACTGCTGTTGCAACATCTTTTAGTGATCCACTGCCACTACCTTTAGGAAAAAATGTATTTGCAACTCCGCCAACATTTATTCCGCCAACATCTCCAATGGCTCCTTTAATAATTCCAAAGCCTTCTTGTCTAATTCCGTCTTTAGATAAATCCTTAACATTTCTTGCAGTGTTGGCCGCTTTTAAAACTGTACCTAACAATGCTCCTGGTGACTTAAATGCATCGCCTGATGTAATATCTCCAAACACATCTGCCGCACCTGATGCAACACCACCAACACCAAATAGACTTGATGTTCCGCCTCCACCTAATGAAAGTGGACTTGGTGTTTTATCATAATGTTCTGTTGCAAAACCTTTTGGTGCTGTACCTTCTGACACTGCACCTCTTGTGTACCATACTGTTTCAAACTGAACACTCATTGTACTTTGTGCAACACCGGCACCATCTGTTTGATCCATTGTGTCATGTTGCCAACTATTAATAATAGGATTGACAAGTGTAAATGCTGTATAACGTTTACGTGACATTTGATATACAACAATGCTATCAAAGAAAGGATCTATACTATCGTTATCAAAACCATATCTATATTTCGACTGTGGAGAGTTTGCATCAGCAAATGTGTTTGCTCTGTTGTATGCAGAAGCAGTCGTGTTAGGACTTCCTGCTGTATCAGTTGATGCATAGTTTCCATCTTTAAAATAATATCTGTAGTATGCTTCCCACATTGCAGTTGTAAGACCATAGTTGTCATCATGGAAAGTAAAATTACAAGGACTGTAGTCTATGCGTTTTTGTAAAATTCTTTTTCTATTGTATTGATGTTTTACTTCTGTAGTAACATCAAACTTAGGCAAGTCAACACTCTTAACTAACATATTAATAGTGTTACTGTGTTTCTCTGATAGTTGTGGAATAATTGAAGAAGCCTTTCTATTAATGTTGAATGCAACATGATAAAGAAACTTACTCTTAGGTGCATACTTAAATGCATCATCTACATATAATCTTGAAGCATGTTGATAGTCTGCAAGATTACCTTTTGGACTTAATGCTCCAGATACTAAATTGTCAAGAAATGGGGTTAACTTATTTGCCATACTAATATTTATCTAAAAAATAAAGTGGGTATAGAATAAAAAAGGCGCACTCGGCGCCTTTTCTACGTTTATTTTAAAACTCTTAAACTTGATTATACTGCGCCACCGCCAGTAACAAGTGTGTTGATAGTTCTGCCTACAGCAGTACCAATACCTGTTCCTTGTGGTGTTTGTATCGCATTATCGTATCTAATACTTAATGCAACACTAACTACTTCTGATGTCGCGTATGCTAATTGATTGTAGTTTGCACTTTCTAAATAACAACCGTATAACTCAAATGTTTCAAGCACATTAACTGTGTTTGCACCGTTACCACCATCTAAAATTTCAATACGTGTAACGAATTTGTAGTCCGCGCCTGATGCCGCACCTGATTGTTCAAAGAAATCAAACTGTTTCTGCAACTGCTCGCCAACAAGTTTCTGAACGTTGTTACTTACATCTTCACGTAAGTTTAATGTAATTGGTTCCCAAGTATGTTTTCCTGCAAGGAATACTTTTGAGTTGTATACATCAAGTGTAATCTGTTCAAAAGTTACGTTAGGTCTTGTTACATCGACAACCTGTTTAGTTAACTCTGTAGTTGGTGTTGACACTCCAAAATTTTCCAGTGACACCCTGAAGCGGTACTGCAATTTTGGCATTAACAAACCTTGTGAACCTGCACTCGCGTTGCTGTCCAAAGGTACTGTTAGTCTTGAAAGTGATGAAATTGCCATTTATTTGCTCCTATTACTTTTATTTATCATATTATAGGCCCGCTATTTCTCCAGTGTTTTTAAGTCTTAATGGAATGTAAATAAACTCCACTGCTTTCACTGGTTCAATTGCAATGTCTACATAAAGTTCGTTTCTATCAATTCTTGATGGAGTGTTGTTACTTTCGTCACACACTACTAAGAAATCATATAACGCTCTTTGTCCTACAAGCTCAAGCATTAAACTATCTGCTTGTTGTTTGATCTCGTCTCTTGTGATCTTATCGTTAGGCTCAAAAATGTAAGGCTTCGCAAGTTTGTTTAACTGTCCACGTAAGTAAATTACTAAACGTGCAACGTTAATTCTATCTAAAGAACTTGCATTCTTCGCTCTTGTCTTTTGACCAAAGTTAACAAGACCTGCACCAGTTAAGAATGTTACTGGGTTAACCTTGTTACTGTACAATGTATCTCTTTGACCTTCGTTAAGAGCAACTGTTTTAAACTCGCCTTCGTTATCAATAAAGCCTGCACTTGAAGCGTTAGTAATTCCACCACGTCTTGTTCCTGCTGGAGCAAACCATGGGTAACTAACTTGATCACTTAATGCAATAGTTCTAAGTATACCATGTGATGCTGGAACAACTACGTTGTTACCTGCATTGTCACTTGTGAATAAACTTGGATAAAACACACCTAAGTATTCGTCACTTGTTACTAATCCATTGTCGTTATCTTCAACAGCACCGTTAACGTTTGTTGCCCAGTTGTTAATTCCTGTGGCATCACTTGCTAATCTCATTGGAGAGTCACCAACAACAAATGCTGTTAAGCCTCTGTCATTGTTCAATGTAACCATTTCACCAATCAGCTCTGGATAACCAGGTGTTGCTAATAAGTTAAAGATTCTTGATTCGTTATCTCTAATGTCTTGGTTGCTGTTCATCATTGCCTGTAATGCTTGTACAACAACTTTACGCTGTGCCTTACGACCGAATGTACCTGAACCATCTGCTTGGTTAGCACTTTCAGTTACCCATCTGTGTGGATAGTAAGACGCCATTGACTCGTCGCCAGTACGTGCATTATCTTCTGCAAGATCGATTGAATTACGTACAAATTTCTTAACGTTAAATCCAGAACGTCTTAAGTTCCATAGCAACATACCTTTTGGATATAGTGCTGGATCTGGAGCATCTGGGTCTAAGTAATTACTTGCCGCTAAATCTGCAATAGTACCTGCTGATCCACTGTTAACACCTGAAGTGTTATAACGTGCATCTGCAAACAACACACCATTCTCTGTAGTCTGGTCTGTGCTATCTCTTAATACCCATTTCAATGTAGTTCCATTGTATTGGTAAATTACTGGATAGTTTTCTAAGTCTGCTGTACTAACCCAAAGGTCGCCATTTACAAGTGCTGAACCATCTGATTGTGTAGTTGGTTCTGTTGCACTAACAATTGGACCATTTGGTGAACTGTTTGGATATCCTGAAGAACTGTCTTGGTAACCTACCCAAGTAGTTCCGTTGTGTAACATAATATCAACTTCGTCAACAACTGAGTTGTACCATAATTGACCATCAAGTGCTAATGCACTCGGTGCATCATCGCCTGCTGTGTATGATAGTACTTGCCAGTTTGAAGCCATATACTGTTTAGGATTAGTTGAACTGTCTGTTCCTGGTACATAGTATAAGTTTGCTGTACCTGTGTTTGCATCAACATAAGGAGTAAATCCTGCTAATGTTAATCCACCATCTGTATCAACAATTCTAATTTCTCCACCATCGTTGTGTTCAATAACAATTCTGTTTGAAGCGTCTACACTTGCTACAATGTTAGTAAATCCAGCACTGTTAATTTTTCCTGCAATTTCTTCAGCGTCTGCCGCCGCGCCTGTTGCATTCGTACTAACTGTTACTGCCGCACTCATTGTTGCTGAGTTTGTAGTTGACTCACTCATTGTAAATGTGTAAGTACCGCTTGAAACTTGATCTGCGATAATTGCTGATGAAATCTTAGTAGATCCAGTAGCAACTCTTTTAAAGATTTTAAAGTCATACTCAACATCTGCTGATTCAGTAACGTTTGTTTGTGCATAGTAAGTATCAACTGAAAGGTTTACACCTCCGCCTGTTGAATCTAAGTTTTTCAATGCTGTTGCGTTATCTGCATATAATGGAACACTCTTGTTGTCCCATAGTTCAGTAGTTCCATTCCACTCTTTAACAGAAAGTTTAGCACCTAAGTTTGCGTCAGTAGTTTTAAACCAAATACTTCCGCTTGGTCTTGGTGTTGTGTCTGTTGTTTTGTATTCTGGAACACCAGTGTGAGGTGCTATTTCTAATTTAGGTGCATTGTAAGTTGCCGCTGTTAAACCTAATTCAGCCGCTAAACCTGTACCGTCTGCAATTACAAGAGCAACACCAGTTGAGAAAATGTTCAATCTGCTGTTTACTGCACTTGCTGTTACGCCTGCAATACCTGCACCATTAATATCACTAACAACATCTGCTAATGCTGTGCCTGATGCTGTAATTGTGTTACTATTAATAGTTAAAGTTTTACCACCTGTTACAGTTGGATTGCTTGTTGCCGCAACTGCTGTTGGCCAACTTGCCTGCCATGCGTCAGTTCCAACTTTAACCCAAGTACCACTTGTGTTTTTGTAGTACGTTTTGTTAATTGTAGTTGTTGCCACTGTTGCATAGTCACCAATTTTACCAACTGATGCTAAAGGAATACCAGTTGCTTGTCCGCCTACTAATTTAGTTGCGTCTGTAATTACTGTTGGTGTTTTTAATGTAAATGTTTGACCACCTGTTGCTGTAGCAGGATTGCCATTCCATTCAAAAATGCCCATTCTACTAATTTGCGTATCAAACCAGTAAGTTCCATCAGCCGGATCAGCCGCTGGTGCATTCGCAGTTGCTTGAAGTTCGTTCAAGTCAATGTCTGCTCTTACAACAAAAGCTCTGTTGGAAACTCCTAAGTATGAGTAAGCCGCTTGTAGTCCATATTCATTAATCTCTGATCCATGAATTGGATTGTTGTTGTTATCTGTATAAAACAAAGGATCTCCGAAAGTTTCGGATAAATCTCTTTGTGATGTAAGCAAGAACGGAACTCCAGCGTTTGCTTTCGTTGTTCCCCTTGCTGTACCTGTGCCACTTGCGTTCGCTTTATCTTGCGCCGTAGCAACAAAAATCATTGGGGTAGTGCCTGGTTCAGCAGGTGTATAGAAACTTTCATCTATAACGCTGACCTGTACTCCGGGTGATACTAAGTTTGCCATATTTGTTCTCCTGTTGAACTTATTATATGTATTTAGCAACGTAGACGTAAAAGTATGCTAAACACCATGTCAAAAAGGGCATCAAAAGGGTAGGTAAATACTAACATGAGACCTTTATGCAAATGCGGTAAAAGACCTGTTGCTGTTAACTACAGAAAAGGCAACAAGACTTTTTATAGAACCAAGTGTGATGTATGTATTCGCAACAAGGGCAAAGAACTGGGTGAACCTAAGTGGTACCAAGCAGGTTATAGACAAAAAACACATTGTGAGAAGTGTAACTTTAAAGCCACGTTTAGAGAACAAATGAGAGTGTTTCACATAGACGGTGATCTAAACAACAATCGTCCAAGTAATATGAAAACTATCTGTGCTAACTGCCAGATTGCTATGCAGAGAGAAGGTTCCCGCTGGAAACAAGGTGATCTTGAACCTGATTTTTAAGATCTAACAACGTACCGTTATTATCAATAGTGTGTGTAAATTTTGTGTGTGCCCATGCCCATTCAGATGCATGTACATCTTTGGGTTCAACACCAACATCTTGATATATTCTAAACCAAATAGGATCCTGCCCACGTTTTACACGCCAAACTTGTCCACCAACTTCATATAGCATTTTTGCTTCATTTGGAAAGCGTACATCTGGAATAACAAAGTGTGTATTAGGATTATCAATAATATGCTTTTTAGTAAGGCTTACCCAGATACCATCATAGAAGCCTTCACGCATACATTCTGTACCAAATTCTTGTAGTACAAGTCTTGGAGTAATTTCTCTACCAGTTTCCTGCGTCCAATATTGATCTACTTGCTCACGCCATGCTCTTGATTTGTCAGTTTTGCCATCAAGCAGTTCTCTATCCCAACTGAACATAGATGCTACTGCGTCTTTAAGTTTGTCAGCAAACGATATTTTTACAAAGTTATGGTTATCTATTAGATTTTGAGCGACTGTGTCTTTACCAGATCCGATTAATCCGCAAATGCCTATTAGCACAAAGAATACTCCTCTATAAGTTTAATTTAAGTTATAGTATAGTATAAATTTATGCTTTTGTCAAGTACTTTTTAACCAATACTGAAACCGTAGCCTTGACCACCTGCAACCTGTAATTTTAGATCTTCTTCAAGTTTGTCCATTTCGGCTTGTGCTTCTGCTTTGAGTGCATCACCATTAAGTGTTGATCCACCCTGTGGTCCTGCGATTGTGGCAAATTTACTTCTTGCTTCTCCAAGCATAAACTTACATTTAGCAAGTGTGTAATCTTTGATCCATTGCTTTGCAAGATAGTCTGTAAGTATTTGGAAGTCTGGTCTGTAGTTGTATGCTTGTAATAATACCTGTTCGCCTGTTCTTGGTCTTTGTAGAACAGTTAATTTTTTAGTTGCTGTGTTCCAAGTAAATTCAATAAATGAACCAAACATTCTTCCTACAAGTTCTTGGTAACCAGCGAATAGATTGTATGTTGCTAAACCACCCATGTTAGAACTTGATAACAAGTAAGTGTTTGTGTATGCTAAATTGAATGGCTCAAATAATGTTCCACCATCTCCGCCACCTGTTCTTGATCCAATTGAACGTCTAAACATCTGTCTAACTTCTACTACTTCATCTGGTAGTGTATATTCATTCTGGTCAAGTACCAACTCAAGAAACATATATGACTCTTCAACAGAATTATCACTTCTTTGACGGAATTTGTCAAATGATGCTTTGATTGCTATTTCGTAATGTTCTGGATCAAGTTCAACATCAACCATGCCTCCGCCAAGCATAGCGTTTACATAATCGAATACTTCTTGTTTTGCTGTTGTTATATTGGCCATAATCTTTCGTCTCCATTAGTATTTATGCGTTCGATAAATACAAGTACTATGCCGAGAATAAGTTTATATAAACCCGAGAAGGGCAAAGACTACGATTTCCTTGATAAGACTATTACAGAGATGTTTACAGTCGGGGGAACCGACGTTTTTGTACACAAATACTTAGGTCCTAAGAATCCTGATGAAGCAGATGCTACACCTTCTGCTCCAAGATATGATGCTGTAAAAGAAACTAATATTCAAGACATGCTTTTCATGGAAAACCGTGATAGAAAGTATGATCCAGATATTTACGTTTTGCGTGGGATCTACAATGTACAAGATGTTGACTTTGATATGAGTCAGTTTGGTTTATTCTTAACCAACGACACATTGTTTATGACTATTCCAATCAACTATAGTGTAAAAACACTTGGTAGAAAAATTATGCCAGGTGATGTATTTGAAATGCCACACTTAAAAGATGAACATGCATTAAATGATTACCAAGTAGCACTAAAACGTTTCTATGTAGTTGAAGATGTAAACAGAGCGGCAGAAGGATTTTCACAAAGTTGGTATCCACACTTGTACAGAGTCAAGATGAAGCAAATTGTTGACTCACAAGAGTTCAAGGATATACTTGATTTACCAACAGAAGAAGGTAGTTCACAAACATTACGTGATGTACTTTCTACATACGATAAAGAAATGCAAATTAACGATGCTATTCTTAATCAAGCAGAAGCAGACTCACCAGAATCTGGTTATGATACAACTTCATTATACACATTACAAACAGATGCACAAGGTAAACCAGAACTTGTAACTGCCGACGAAGCAACAATTGACGCAAGTGTTAATGCCGGAAACTTAGATGCAAGTAGAGTAAATCAAACACCAGACAGAGAAGGTTACAGTGGTTACTTACTTGGCGATGGTATTCCACCAAATGGAGAAGCATTTGGACATGGTATAGGTTTCCCAACAAACACAGCAAAAGGTGATTACTTTTTAAGGACTGATCTTATGCCAAATAGATTGTTTAGATTTGACGGACAACGTTGGGTCAAAATGGAAGATAAAGTACGTATGACATTATCTAACAAAGATAATAGAAATACACATAAAACTGGATTCATTAATAATACTAATTCAGGAACCATTGCTGGTGAAACTATTCCAGAAAGACAAAGTTTAAGTAAAGCAATGAAACCAAAGGCGGATAATTAATGAAACACAATGTAGCAGGATTAATTTTTGGAATTTTAGGTGTAATTTTTTTAGCAAAAGATATGGGTATGCATGGGAATAGTTTATTTGGTGTTAG